AAATATGATCTGAAAGATATTTCTCCAATGTATAATTCTTCTTTGAAGAATAAGATTGAAACTAACTATGTACATGATTCTTATGCCTTCCAGATTGATTGTGGAAAGTTAGTACAGTTTTTGATGAGACATACTACACCATATTGTAAATACATTCAATCTGATGTAGTAGATGTTATTAGAGATGGACAAGCAGATGATATAACTAAATCCGATATCAAAGAATTAGTGTTGGATGATGGATCAAGAATTACTGGTGATATATTCGTAGACTGTACTGGTTGGAAACAACTTCTTGTTGGTAAAGACAATGTTGATTTGAGTGATAGATTGTATATCAATGCAGCTCTTGCTGGTAGAGTAAAGTATGAAGATTATAGAAAAGAACAACATCCATACACTGCTTGCCCTGCACAAGAACATGGTTGGATATGGAAAATTCCTACAAGATCTAGAATAGGTACAGGATATTGTTTCAATAGAGATGTAAATGATCCAGATGAAGTAAGACAAGCGTTCTCCGATCACTGGAATGGTAGAATCAAACCAGATGAAATGAGATTACTCGATTGGAAACCACAGTATGTTAATAAATTCTGGGTGGGTAATGTAGTTCCCATTGGACTGTCTGCTGGATTCATTGAACCACTGGAAAGTACAGGACTAGCATTGATGATTAGAGGTGTGGAGTATCTGGAAGAAAGTCTCTATGGTGGATACTTTGAAACTAAAGTAGAGGCACCTTTCTATGATGCTAAGATGAAATGTAGTTATGAAAGTGCTGTGGATTATGTCAATATGCACTATTCTTACTGCCGTAGAAAGGGTAAATTCTGGGATTATGTAAGATCTAAATACAAGAAATCGTCAATGCAAGAAATGTTTGAGGGATATATTCAAGATCCCAATGTAAGAACTCCTCAAACTGGAAAGGTGGGTTCATTCTTTGATGGCACTAACTGGCAAGTATGGTTACTACAGTTAATGACAGAGAAGATTAATCCTAAAGAGTATTGGAAAAAGGATTCAAGTGTGATTCCAAGATTTCATAATTTTGTGAACAACGATTTGCGTGAGAATCAAGCAAACTCTGTTATCCAGAGTCAATATATTTCACATTTAGATACACTAGAATGAATAGAATAGTATGGTGCAATGGCACGTTTGACATTTTGCACCCAGGCCACATTGAATTATTCAAAGTTGGTAAATCTCTAGGAGATAAACTTATTGTAGCAACAGATACGGATGAGAAGATACGTCAAGATAAGGGTGAAACTAAGCCCGTCAATAACCTTTGTGACAGAATTTCGATGTTACAAGCAATAAAATACATTGATGAAGTATTTTATTTTAATGACCGAAAAGAATTAGAAGGGTTGATAGAATTATACTCTCCTGATATACTATTGCTGGGTGATGATTGGAGAGGTGGTGACGTAGTTGGTATACAATATGCCAAAGAAGTAAGGTTTCTACCTCGCCTAAATTATTCAACAACTAATATTATTAGTAAGATTCGTGGAACAGTTTAATGTAATTGTTATTGGTGATAAGTGTACTGATAAGTACATCTATGGGGAATGTAGTAGATTAAGTCCAGAACAACCTGTACCTGTCTTAGATAAGAGAAAGGTTGAAGAAAAGCCTGGTATGGCAGGGAATACTGAATTGAATCTCAAGGCATTTGGTATTAACACCGTTCTACTTTCTCAGAGAGAAGAAATTACAAAGACTAGATTCGTTGATACCAATAGTGGATATCAATTAATGCGTTTGGATGAAACTCCCAAGTGTGGTAGAATTGCAAATGCAGAATTGAAAATGGCATTTCTGCACATGAATCCACATGCTGTAGTAATTTCAGATTATGACAAAGGATATCTAACAGAAAGTGATCTGTGGTCTATATGTCATAATGTCAACAGACCAGTATTTGTTGATACTAAAAAACGTAAACTATTCCAAAAAGATAATGTATTCTGGAAGATAAACAAAAAGGAATATGATCTTTTGGATGAGAGTCACATGCCTGATGAGAAAAATCTTATTGTTACTTTAGGATCAGAGGGTGTGATGTGGAGAGGATTAGTTTTTAAACCAGAAGTAGTCAAAGTATTTGATGTTTGTGGTGCTGGAGATACCTTCCTCTCAGCTTTAGTCTACGAATTTTTAAGGACTAATAATATGCAGAAGTCTATTGAATTAGCAAACAAGGCTGCTGCAATCTCAGTAACTCATCCTGGCGCTTATTACTTGACTAGGAGTGATATTGATTCACTATATGGAGAAGAAAATGGAGAAGTTAAAGATCAGCAAATCGGATCTAATGCACCACAGGTTGCAAGCGTGGTTGCGTGATCATACATGCCAAGATATTGAATACTTGGGAGAACAGGAAGACCACAATGGTGAAATGAAACATCTGTATCGTATTGGCGAACATAAAGTGTTTCACGATCAAGTTGAAGAATTGGAAATGGTCGAAGTAGATGAAGACGAAGATTGAATATATTTGGAGAGTAGATGGATCTGATATCTTTTATACGCCAGAAACAAATGGTGGTGGAGATTACTTCTTTGGAGAATATCTAAACTTAGTCATGGAAAACTATGGCAGGGTTCATCATCTCATGGAATGGTGTAGTGGACCTGGATTCATAGGTTATGGGATGATGGCATGTAATGTTTGTGATCATCTTACTCTACTAGATAAATTTGAACCAGCAGTAGAGGTAGCAAAGAAAACTGCTGAGAATTCATTTATAAAGACTATAGATCTTGTAGATACTGAGAAGGTATATCATCGTAGAGTTTTTCCTCGTACAACAATATATCATTCAGATACTTGTTCAGTGTTATCCGATTATAAACTAGATCTCGTTGTAGGTAATCCTCCCCATTTTGAGTGTAAGGAAGATGCAATAAAAGCCCTAAGTGCTATGGGTAGTCCTATTTTTAATGATCATCTATCAGAAATTTTGTTAGATCCAAATTGGGATGCTCACAGAGATATGTTTAGAGAAGTATCGACAAGACTCTCAGATGATGGTACAATATGTTTGCAACTTCACTCAGGTGGATCTAGTGCTGATACATTTAGGTCAATGGTCGAGGAAGCTGGCATGAGAATTACTGGAACCTTCAATAGTGTTCAGTATGATGATATCTATTACATGGAGGTTAAGAAATGAGGTACTGCGTTGATATTGATAATACTATCTGCACACCCACAGTAGGTAGAGATTACTCCAAGGCAGAACCATGGCCAGCTCGTATTGACATCATAAATAAATTATATGATGATGGTCATAACATTACCTATTTTACTGCTAGAGGTATGGGTAGATTTGGTGATGATCCAGATGCAAGTGTAAAAGCATCTGCTTTATTGTTTGACCTCACAGAACAACAACTTAAAGATTGGGGATGTAAATATCACACTCTAATTTTAGGTAAACCACATGCAGATTATTTTATCGATGACAAGGGGGTGAACGCAAATGAGTTCTTTGAACGCTTCTAGAAGACCTCGTAATGCCCGTGCAGCAGAACCAGTAAAATATGTACCTAAAGGTTGGGGATATGAAAAGTGGATCGCCAACTGTGAAAAGTATTGTGGTAAGTTATTGTTTATTGCCAAGGATAAACAGTGTTCATGGCACTATCACAAACTAAAAGACGAAGTATTTTTTGTACAGAGTGGTAAGATAAAATTATATCACGGATGGGATGATGATATTGAAAAGGCAGAAATAACTATCCTTAGAAGAGGAGACAAGTTTCATGTGCCTATTGGACTGAAACATCGTATGTTTGCACTAGAAGATACAGAACTTTTTGAGTTCAGTACAGAACATATGGATTCAGATTCTCATAGAATTATGCCTGGCGATCTTCTATGATTGAAAAAATTACTGATATGATATATGTTGAAAGAGATGTTCTTTCACAAGATCAGTGTGATGAGATGATAAAATATTTTTGGGATAATCCACAATTACACGATGATGGCAAGGTAGAACATTTTAAGGATGGTGAATATCAAGGTAAGTTAGTAAACAAGGAACATAAAAATTGTATTCAATTTCAATTTGAACCTCATCATAAGTATGCAAACTTGATGACACAAGTTATTCAAGACGCATATTTGAATTACAGATATCAACTACCAGTTCTGCCAGGATCAGACCTTGCAATATTGGATTACACCATTAGGTGTTATGAAAAAGGTAAAGGTATATTTAAAACACATGTTGATCAAGCAGAGGGTGGAACTATATCCAGACTATTTGCTTGTATCATATATTTGAATGATGTAGATGAAGGAGGAGAAACATTCTTTCCTGATTGGAATATTGCTTGTAAATGTGAAAGAGGAAAGATACTTTTATTCCCATGTAATTGGATATTCCCACATGGATCTAACCCCAACATATCTCACCACAAGTATATACTAACTGCTTTTATAAATCTAAACTATGAAATGCCCATGTATGATGAAACAGTAGTATAATCATGTTGATACCATGAGTTATCTGCACAGGTATATTCTTGATACTTACCTTCTAGATGTTTGGGGAAGGGGATTACTTCAATCTCCGCCCCTTCTTTTTTGGCAATCAATTCTGCAACCTCTTGGAAAGAGATAGGATTGCCAGTCCCAACATCGTAGATGCCACTCCCTGCCGTATTATCTAGGACAACATCTACTACATCATCCACACATACAAAATCTCTAAAGGCATATTCAGAGTCTTCAAAGATTTTAATTACCTTGGTTTCTTTAGCTTGTTTAGTAAACTTACTAATTGGACTTGCTTGATCTCCTTTATGTTCCTCACCATCTCCATATACATTGAAGTATCTGAATCCCTGCACTTGTTCAAACTCATCCATGTGATCTAGAACCCAGTAATCTACAGTTGCTTTTGATAGTGCATAGAAGTTTAGTGGATTGATAGTTCCTTTCAGATATCCATACTCACTATGAATCTTACCATACACAGATGCAGATGAGGCATATTTGACTGGGATAGAATATTCTATTGCTTTCTCAAACAGTGCAATAGAGAACTCTACATTATACTTGTGAATTTTATTTACATCTGTTTCTGTTGTACTGGATATGGCTCCCTGATGTAAAATCATCTCTACCTCATCCCACTTATCATATTGCTTTAAGAAATCAAAAGCACCATCTTTTTCAACTCTATATAAATTTTCTGGATCGATTTTCTTTTCAAATGCTTGACCTATAAAACCTTGATAACCTGTAAGAATAATCATGTTAGATAAAATACCTGTATTAATCTGTGTAAGTCTTCTTCAAACCAACCCTCCTCATCAACTGCCATGTGGAGAATATTTGAAGGGTACATAATGAACCTATTATACTTCATTTCTGCAAGATGCACAAGTTCAAACCCATTTTTATCTATACCTGATTGATCTGGTTCAACTTGAAGTCCTTTGTAGGTATAAAACCCAGTGCCACCCTTACATTCTTTACCTTTGTTTAGGTAAATTACTCCAGACCATCCCCTATCATGTATCCCTCCATCTATATGTGGGATGTCAGATCTGTCTTTAGATTGAGAAGTTCTTATAGAAAATGTTGAATCTGCTTTGAGAGACTCTATATCCTGTACACCGAAAACTTGTTCACATATTGGTGTCCATACATCAACAAATCCCTCCATATCTATTGTCATATCTGTCTCATCAGAAGGAAATCTAAGAGCAAGATTCCTTACCTTATCTGGATTTTGATAGAAATTATCAATGTAAACGATAGGAAACTCTTCCCAACCTATCAACTCTACCCTGACATCCACTGGTTCAGTGATGGCAAAGGTTTTTGATTCATCTATAAAATACTTTTTCACTTAACTAAATACTTCGGAGAACTTATGAATAGAGGGAATGGCAAAACCCAATAGTAAAGATGGATTGAAAGAATATGCTCTTAGGAAACTTGGAAAGCCTGTTCTTGAGATCAATGTTGATGATGATCAAATCGATGATCTGATCGATGATGCCATCCAGTTGTTTCATGAAAGACATGGTGAAGGTATTGACAGAGTATTCTTAAAACATAAGATTACTGAAGCAGAAAAACAAACTATGCTTGGTGTACAAGCAACAACCACTGCTACCAGTACTGCTGGTGGTATTGCTTCTGCTGATTATACTGAGTCTGCAAACTATCTTCCACTACCTGATACAATCATTGGCGTAAACAAAATCTTTAAAATGGACTCATCCACCATCTCGGCGGGTATGTTCAACGTCAAATATCAGATCTTCCTTAATGATTTATACTACTACGGAGCAATCGATTTGCTCAACTACAGTATGGTCAAATCATATTTAGAAACACTTGATTACATCTTAAATCCCGATATTCAAGTAAGATTTAATAAGAAGAATAATAGATTATACATGGATTTGAATGTCAAAGAGTTGTCAGACAATAACTTTTTGATCATAGACTGTTATCGTATTGTAGATCCAGAGAGTGAGACTGCTGTTTATAACGATCATTGGGTAAAACAATATGTAACGTCACTCATCAAACGTCAATGGGGTCAGAATCTCATTAAGTTCACTGGTGTCAAGTTACCTGGCGGACTAGAACTGAATGGTAGACAGATATATGACGATGCTGTTATGGAATTAGAAAAACTTGATGAGAAGTTAATGAATGAATATGCAATGCCACCTCTAGACTTTGTTGGATAATGCCTTTATCACCTTTCTTTCTACATGGATCGCCAAGTGAACAGAGACTAGTTCAAGACTTGGTGAACGAACACTTAAAGTTGTTCGGACAGGATGTTTTGTATCTTCCTAGAAGAATCATCAACCAGAACACAGTGATTAGAGAGATTACTGCGTCTAAGTTTGATGATAGTTTTAGATTGGAAGCATACCTTACCAATGTAGATGGATTTGGAACTCCCTCTGATGTTCTTACTAAGTTTGGTGTTAGAGATCAGGACGAGATTACTCTAGTAGTGTCTAAAGAAAGGTATGATGATTTCATAACTCCTTTTATAAAACAGTTCCCAGAAGGGGAGAGAGCAAATGCTGCCCATCCTAACGAAGGAGATTTGATTTATCTTCCTCTAGACAATGCTTTATTTGAAATCAAATATATTGAAAGAAAAGTTCCTTTCTACCAGTTAAATGAACTCTTCATGTATGAGTTCAGATGCGAGATCTTTGAGCCTGAAGATGAAGTCATTGATCTACCTGATGGATTGACTGATAAAAATGGTGAAGATGTTGATGACGGTATCATCACTCGCGGCAACATGATTACTCTCAGGTTAGAGAAAGAGGGTAATGAAAACGCATTAGGATATGTGTCTCTGGCATCTACAGTTCCAGGCGTGAAGTCAATTCAACGCATACAACTTGTAGATGACGGTAATTATAGAGGAACTCCTACTGTACAAATATTCAAACCAACTCAAGGTAACAGAGCAACTGGTACAGTAACTATTGCTGAAGGTGGTATTGATTCAGTAACTCTGACTGATTCTGGATCTAATTACCTAAGTGTTCCTAGTATTTCATTTACACCCCCAAACAAAACCACTTCTGCTCAGATACAGTTTGGCAATAACTCACTACATCATACATCTACAACAGATATGATTGGTGCAAACTTTGTATTTTCTAGTAACGTTGATTCTAGAGATAGTGGTAATGGTAGACTATCATTGAGTTTCTGGTTGTATCCTACTAAGTTTGACCCAGCGGTCAATGGTGGAACAATCATGTGGACTGATAGATTCAAGATATATTATAGAGAGACAGGTAATATTATATTTGCTTCTGGTTCTGGATCTATTGAGAATACAACACAACTCAATCTAAATGCTTGGAACTTTATCAGAGTAGAACAGTATAACACTGATGCAACCATATCTGTAAATGGAACTGTAAGTAACAGTCTTAACACAGCAAACCCAATCATGTTCTTTGCAGGCGACACCCTGAAATTGGGTGCTGATGCTTCAGGACAAGGTTTCATTCCATCTCAGACTGCATCATGGGAAGGTTACTTAGATCATATTACTCTTAACTTGACAGGTGATAACTCTACAAGAACTGCCAGTGCAGAACAAGTTCCAACATCAGAAACACAACAAGAGACAGATGCACAGACAGGAACTACTGCACAGTTTATTCGCAAGTTAGATAACGAACATCCTATAGTTAGAGCAACCACAGATGCAAATAGAGTTGTATCTTCATTGACAATAGAATATGAGGGATGGGGATATACTTCAGTTCCTATCATGACTATTGGAGAACCTGATCTTGGAACTCAGGCAACTGCTGTTGCAATCATGACAACTAGGTCTGGTGTTTCTAATCAATCTATTGATAGAATTTTACTAACAAATCCAGGCACAGGATATACAACA